ACCCGACGAAATGACCAAAGATACCTTTCCGGTTAGCTACAAAGATCCGGTCTACGCTGCGGCCGATCAGGCTGCGTCGGACGCTGCCGGCATTCCGCCCGGGCTGCTGACGAGCATTCGCGTGGCTGGCGAGAAGTCGAACGCCAATCAGACGTCGAGTGCTGGCGCGACGACGCCTTACCAGTTCACGCCTACGACGCGCGATCTGATCATCAAAAAGTATAAGATCGATCCGACGTCATCCCCGCAGGCTGCGGCGCTCGGTGCTGCATACCTGCTGAAGGAGGGTATTCAACGCACAGGAAGCGCGGCCGGCGCGGTGACGCAATACATCGGTGGCACGGACCCTGCGAACTGGGGCGGCCAGACGCGCGCATACACCAATCGCGTGATGGCGCACTTCACCGGCAGCGGCGGACAGGACGCGCCGCAAGCCACGCCGGTTCCCGCGGCTCCGCTGCCGAGCGCGGCATCGTATGGGCTCGACCCGTCCGTCGTCGGCATGGATAACGCGCCGCAACAGCAGCCGACCGCAGCAGTGCAGGCGCCTAAAGCTGTGGCGCCTGGCGCTGGCGTCAATAACCAGATCATCGCGGATTACAATGCCGGTCGCCTGTCGCCTGAAGACATGGCGGCCGTCGAGCAGCGCGCGTCGAAGATCGGCATTGATCCGAGCCAGTTGCAGAAGCCGCAGCAGGCTCCGCAACCGACGCAACAGCAAGCGCCGGCACAACCCAAGCCGATCGGTCCGCAGACGCTGGCAGCGATGCAGGCTGGCAAGCTCACGCCTGACCAACTGGCGACGATCAAGGCTGGTATCGACAATGGCACGCTGACGATGCCGGCGAACGCTCCTGCCGCGGCGCCCGCGCAAGATGCGACTGGCCCGCAGAACGATGGCTATTTCGCCGCGGGCTTGCCTGCGTCAGCCGCTCCGACTGCGCCCGCCAATCCGGCTACGGCTGCGAAGAACGGTTCTACGTGGTCCGACGTGGCAGAGAAAGCCGTCGGCGGTGTCGCTGGCAGTCTGCTCGACATCGCGTCGGCTGGCGGCCGTCTGGTGGGCGCCAATGAGTTTGCGGACAAAGCGAACGCCGCGCATGAGCAGATCAACGCGCAGATGGCGCGCGACACGAACAACAGCGTCTCAGGCAAGGTCGCGGGCTTCGTCGGCGAGGCGGCTCCCTATGCTGCGATGGGCGGCGCAACGCTTCCGGGTGCTGTCGCTGGTGGCGCTGTGGCTGGCGCGGCTCCCGCTGTGGCGCAGAACAAGTCTGTCGGCGAAGTGGCGCGGGATGCGGCCGTCGGTGGCGCGGCGGGTGCGACTGGTGTCGGCATCGGCAAGGTCATCGGTAAGGGCGTCTCCGCTCTCGCCGAGAATCCGACTGTCGCCAAGGGCATCGCGCGCTTGCAGGAAATGTTCGGCAAAACGCCGTCCGAAGCGACGAAGGTCGCAGCCAGTGGCGCGGCGCCTGACGCTCAGGTCGCGGCAGACATTGCGCAAGCGACCGGCCATAAGCCGAGCGATCTGGCGACGAAGCTTGAAGCGGCACCGGCAGCACAGACGCCGGGCTATGTGCCGAGCGCGGCCGAGATGGCGAACGATGCGAACGTGACGACGCTCCAGAAGGTGAGCACGAACGCGAACCCGTCGACGTTTGGCAATGCGAGCGCCAACAATGACGCGGCGATTGCGTCTGCTCTGGAAAAGGGCAAAGCGCCTGGCTCGATGCCGGCCGAAGCGCCGAACACTCCGGGCACGGCAGCCAATCCGCAGGCAGCCGAGCACGCAGCGGAAGCGGCAGCGCAGAAGAGCGATGCTCTGGCGGCGCAGGGTCAATCCGAGGTCAAGCCGCTCGCCAAGCCTATCGCTGACAAACTCCAGTCGCCGCAGTTCGAAGCGCCGGTAAAGCTTGCGCAGAAGATCGCCAAGGATCAAGGCTCGACCGTGTTTGAAGATCTGCAGAAGGCGAAGCACGCCGAGGCAGCGAGCGCGCTCGACCAGATCACCGGCACGCCCGAGCAACTGGCGGCAGCGAAGGCGGCACGCAGCGCGGAAGCGGCTGATAACTTCCTTCCGCTCGACAAGTCGGCGACGCTCGAATCTGACGCATGGAAAAGCCTGGCGAAGCGCCCGACGTTCCGTGAAGCTATCGGAGAGGCTGGCGATATTGCAGCCGATCGCGGCGAGAAAGCGGCAATTACTGTCAACGCGGACGGTTCCGTCACCGCAACCGGGCGCGGCTTGCTTGATGCGAAACAGGGCATCGATGGGCTGATCTCGAAAGCTTCGCTTGCTGGCGACACGTCGAAGGTATCCCGCTACACGGCCGTCAAGGAAGCTTTGCTCAAGGAAATGGACACGGCATATCCGAAGTACGGTGCGGCCCGCAAAGCGTACTCGGACGCGTCTGCTCCAATCGATGCGATGACCGCGTTGCAGACGCGCGTGAATGGCGCTATCAACCCGGCAACGGGAGAAGTGAGTCCGAACAAGCTTATCCAGACGATCAATAGCGTCAGGGATGAGCAGATGAAAAACGGCTTTCGTCCTGCCGACAAGGTTCCTGATGCAACGCTGGATGCGCTCGCAGCGCTGGCAAAGCACCTTCAGAACAAGAACGATCTGACGGGACTTCCCGGCGAAGGGCAGGAATTCATTCGCCAGGCACTGGCAAAGAATCCGAAGTTCGCGGGCGCGCATGAGGAATTCAAGGGCATTCTCGGCACTCAGTCGCCGGCCTACAAGGAACTGCACGGCGCGCATGCGCAGAACGTAGCAGCCATCGATTCGCAGAAGGCCAGTCAGACGGCACTCGCGCAGGCGGAAGAGGCGGTACGCAATGCCGATTCGCCCGGCAGCCTGAAGGCGCTCGACAAGCTTCTGCCGAACATGGAAGCCGCAGACCGGGCTAAAGCGATCGCGCTGCGCCAGCAAAAGGCGCGCGAGTTGGCAATGAGCGAAGTCGCTGAGCGCAACAAGAACAGCCGCGGCGAAACGGAATTCAACCGAGGCACGTTCAAGAGCGCATCCGACAAGTATTCGCCGTTCATGTCGACGCAGGACGCCAAGCAGTTCGGCAGCGTTGCGCAGGATCTGCACAACCAGACGACGACATACGCCAAGACGGGCAAGATCGGCGGCAGCGACACGATGCAGAACCAGAGCGCGGCCAAGCGGTTCGGGCGCAATCTCGGCGACGCGCTGAAAGATGTGGGTGTGCAGGCACTAATCGGCGGTGGAGTCGGTACGGCAATGGGTCCGCTCGGGACGATCGGCGGTGCGGCAGCAGGGGCGATCACTGGCGCACTGACGCGCACGATCACGCAAAAGGTCTCGTCCATCACGACCGAGAACGCCGCAAAGCTATTGTCGAACGGTAAACTATTGGCCGCAGCGCTACGGAACTATGACTCTCTCGCCGCGCGCCGTCTGTTCGTTGAGCAACTTTCGCAACGCGCAGGCTACGCTGCAGGGGCTGCCGCAGCGAATCAATTTAACGGTCGTCGTTAGGACTCCAAATGACAAAGCCAGTTTTCTCAGTCGAGCGGTTCCAGGATGTCTACGACGAACTGCTGCCGCTTCTTCACAAGCACTACGACGAGATCAGCCTGCACAAGCAGCAGGGGTATGACCTGAAGCCGAATGTGCCGCTCTACCGCGCGATGCAGGACGCGGACCAACTGACGATGATGATCGGCCGCTTGGACGGGCGGATCGTCGCTTACTTCGTCGTGTTCGTGCGCCCGAGCATCCATTACGGCGACTGCCTGGAAGGAATCGGCGACATCTTCTTTGTCGAGCCCGGCCTGCGCGGCCTGATGTACGGCCTGGCTCTGTTTGAGGCAACTGAAAACGAACTGAAGCGCCGAGGTGTCAAGTGCTTTATGGCCGGCGAAAAGGTCGCATTCCCCGCGCGTGCTCTGTTTGAGCGGCGCGGCTTCGAAGAAATCGAAAGGAAACACGCCAAATGGCTTTGACCAAAGAAGAACGGCACGGCAAGGTTTGGGACCGCGCGACGGCCCGGTTCGATCGCGCATACGGCCCGCAGCAACAGATCCGGCTCGCCTCGCTCGAAGACCGGCGCTTTGCCTATGTCGACGCAGCGCAGTGGGAGGGCGGACTCGGCGCGCAGTTCAATAACCGGCCGCGCTTCGTCGTCAACAAAGTGCAGAAAGCCGTTCGGCGTATCGTCTCCGAGTACCGCGCCAATGCGATGACGGTCAATTTCAGGTCGAGCGAAGACGACAGCCGACAGGATGATCTCGACGCACTGCGCATTGTCTACCGCTCCGACGAGCAATACAGCAGCGCGCAGGACGTGTATGTGTCGGCATTCGATGAAGCTGTCGCGGGCGGCATGGGTGCCTGGCGCCTGACGAACGACTACGACCATCGCGCGGAAACGGATCTGGACGACGACACGCCGCAGCGGATCTGTTTCGAGCCGATCCCTGACGCTGACATTTCCGTCTTCTTCGATCCGGACAGCCGCAAGCTCGACAAGTCAGATGCCAAGTGGTGCACTGTGCTTAACCCAATTAGTTGGGATACCTACACGACCGAATATCTCGGCGACGAGGTGGAGCTGACCGAGCGTCCGACCAGTTTCAAGATGGTTCGCTCGCTGAAGCAGTTTGACTGGTTCACGAACGATTCCGTCCACATCGGCGAATATTACGAGGTCGAGCAGAAGGTCGAAAAGTACTCGGTCTGGCGCGAGCCGCATTCGGGCGTCGAGCAGAAAGTCTATGCCGGCCTTGATGCAGAAGGGCGCGAGGATGCGGAAGAGCAGGAGCAGCATTACGCCTCGATCGGCTATATCAAGGTTCGCAGCGGCAAGCGCAACAGCAAAAAGGTGCGCAAGTACTTCATGGACGGCTGCGGCATCCTGAAGGACTGCGGCTATATCGCTGGCTCAGAAATCCCGATCGTCGTCGTCTACGGCATCCGCCAGGTAATCGACGGCATCGAACGCTTCCAAGGTGCTGTGCGCCTCGCGAAGGATTCGCAGCGTCTGTACAACATGCAGATCAGCACGCTGGCGGACATTACGGCATTTACGCCGCGCGAGAAGCCGATTTTCACTCCCGAGCAGGTCGCAGGGCATGAGCTGACATGGGCTGGCGATCTCGTTGCAAACAATCCGTATCTGCTCATCAACCCGGTGACGGGCGCCGACGGCTCGCAGACGATCGCACCGCCTGTTGGCTACATCAAGCAGCCGGACGTTCCGCCCGCGCTGGCTGGCCTCGTGCAGATCACGGCAGCCGACATGCTCGATGTAACGGGCGGAGATCTGGCAGCCGGTCAGGTGACGTCCAACACGTCTGATGCGCTGGTAAGTCGTGTGCAGGCGCATCAGGACATGCAGGTCTACATCTTCATCGACAATATGTCGCGCGCGATGCAGCGCTGCGGCAAGATTTACCTGTCGATGGCGTGCGACATCTACACCGAAGACAATCGCAAGTTTTCCGCCAATGGCGAGGATGGCTCGCCCGAGTCGACGACGATCAATGTCCCGTCGATCGATGACGAAGGCAAGCCGACAATCGCGCGCGCGTTCACGCCGGGACTCGATGTGTTTGTCGACGTTGGCCCGGCCTTCAACAGCCGCAAGGATTCGACCGTCAACGCAATCGCCAAGATCCTGCCGGGCATCGTTGATCCGCAGATGCAACAACTGATGGTCGCAACGCTGGTCCGCAATCTGGACGGCGAGGGCATGGAAGATCTGTCGAAGTTCGCCCGCATGCAGCTCGTCAAGGCTGGCGTCGTCAAGCCGAACGACGAGGAAGCGCAACAGTTGCAAGCCGAGCAGCAAGAAGCCGCCAACGCACCGCCCGACGCTCAGACGGTCGCGCTGCTGGCACAGGCTCGCAAGGATGCAGCGAGCGCCACGCAAAGCGAAGCATCGGCTGTGCAGGCTCTGTCGACGGCCGAGCTCAACCAGGCGAAGGCTGCCGAGTCGATCTCGAACACGAACGCGAGCCAGTTGTCGACGATCATGCAGATGCTGCAAGGCATTCAGGATCGCGTCAACCAGCAAGCGGGCCAGGTGAATCAGGATCAGCCGCAAAGCCCGATGGACGGCAAGGTAAATCAGGCGATCTCGTCTGGTGTCGCGGCGCCGTCGCCGGGTGTCAACGCGCTGCATGGTACGCAACAGGTCGATCCGTCCGCGCAGGCGTTGACCGCGGGCAATGCGCCGGCGGCCGCTCAGGCGCCGGTTCACGTCTCTAACCGTCCGGCGGTCGGCCATTGAGCGAAATCTCGCTTCCTGAATGGGCCGAATGCCTATTGAGCCAAGGCCCGCGCTACACCATCTTTCATGGTGGGCGTGGGTCTGGTAAGTCGATGGCGTGCGCGACGTCGCTTGTGATCCGGGCGACGGCCGAGCCTCTGCGTATTCTCTGCTTCCGTGAAATTCAGGAATCGATCGACGAATCGGTCAAGGCGATCATTGAGAAGCGGATCAAAGACTGCGGGCTCGAGGGATTCTTCACGATCACCAAGAAGGAAATTGTCGGTCAAAACGGAAGCAAGTTCATTTTCCGCGGCCTGAGTGACGAGACAGCGACGTCTATCAAGTCTCTGGATGACATCGACATCGCGTGGGGCGAAGAAGCGCAGGCGATCTCGAAGGAATCGTTAGACCTTTTCCTCCCGACAATCCGGAAAGATACGTCTGAGATCTGGTTTAGCATGAATCCAGAACTCGACACGGACCCGGTATATACGACATTCATTGAGAAGCGGCCGCCGAACGCGCGCATCATCAACGTCAATTGGGACAAGAACCCTTTCTGGAATGCGGCTCTCGAGGCGGAGCGCCTTCGATCAAAGGCCGATGACCCGGACGACTACGACCATATTTGGGAGGGGATCCCGAAGTCGGCTGTCTCTGGCGCGATCTATCGTAAGGAAATGCACGACCTAGTAACGGGCAACCGCATTCGCCCGATGGCGGCTGATCCGGTCCTTAGCGTTCACGCTGTGTTCGACCTTGGCATTAACGATATGACGTCGATCACAATTGCTCAGGCGGATATTAGCGGTCTGCGCGTGCTCGCCTTCCACGAGGACAATAACAACGATCTGAAAGCGTACAGCGAATGGCTTAAGGATAACGGCTGGAAAGACGCGATAATCTGGTTTCCGCACGACGGCGGGGCGCGCTCGATCCAGACCAATCTAACCTCAAACGCGATGATGGAATCGTATGGCTGGCAGGTTCAGACTGTTCCGTCTGTTCCGGTAGAAACCGGAATCAAAACGGCTCGAGCTGCACTGAAGAACGCTTTTATTTCTGACGACTGCGGAGAATTGCTCGAGCACCTAAGGCGTTACTCTCGAGCCAAATCGGGTCATCCGAAGCACGATGAACACTCACATGCGGCTGATAGCTTTCGGTATACCTGCGTCGCTATGAGTCACTTCAAAGCGGTTTCTGAAGTAAGGAAGAAGCAGGCGGATCTTGCATCGCGCGTGCGTATCATTCCCACCGTCAATCACTGGTCCCGCGTTTAACCGTGATTGGCGAACTCGCCGTGCACGCGCGCGCGGCCGTCCTT